TGGTACGATTTTTATATCTGGAGTTCGCGGTTGAAATCCGAAAGCGAAATACAAAAAGAAATATTAAAGTATTGTAAGCTGCATAAAAAAATAGCTTGGATTGATAGGGCAAACAGCGGCAAGGTTAAAGTTAAGGGCGGATGGATGCAGTTACACGAAAATGGCACGCCTGATTTGTTGGGGTATGCCATTGACGGAAAGCTAATAGGCATCGAGATAAAAGACAATCCTAGCTTTAACAGCAAGAATAACGGACTACGAGACGAGCAAATAACAAGGCTAGCAGATATGAAAGAAAAGGGTTGTTACGCCGGTGTTGCTTGTGAGTTGTCACACATAGATAAAATAATGGAGTTAATATGATTTATCCGAAATGGTACATAGAATATTTATTTGAGTGTGAGTGCAATGGAGAATTACCAATGCCTTACGCTGCTTAAACACAAGGCCGGAATTAACCGGCCTTTATGGAGGCAGTATGATTAAGCATATTTTATTATTGATAGCATTAATAAGCGAACCATTGTTAGCTGATGGCGTTTACGTAGGCGGGGTTTCAAAACATTTATTTCAAAAAGGCATGAATGAAAACAACCCGTTGTTAGCCGTCGAAGTAAATAATTATATTGTAGGAGGATTTAAAAATTCTTACAGTGATTTTACAGTCTTTGCGGCTAAAAACTTTAACTTAAAGACGGTTGATAATTTTTCTTTAGGAGTTATGCTAGGCGTTACTTATGGTTATGATTGCCAGTACGAAAGTATTTGTTTAAATAATTTTATCCCTGTGTCATCTCCCTACGTATCATTTACAAAATACAATATAAAGCCTACCGTTTTATTATTCGGCGAGGCTCTATATTTTACAGTTAAGATAAATTATTAAATAAACCCGCCGTTAATTTCTGGCTTTTTAGTTGATATAACTAGCACGCCATCTTTATTGCGAACGTAATCTCTTAACGCCTCTTTGTACGCAACCAATTCAGCGCGGGTGTATTCAGCGCGTGAGCTGTTTTCGTTGGTTAGTTTTAGCTCTGCATCGGCCTTGTTTAACTGCTCAATAGCGTGCTTTTGTGCGTCTTTTGCTAATGATTTTTTGCTAGTTGTTAGCTTTTTACCATCCCATAACTTGCCCATTATAGGGTTTTCTTGCTCAATTATTTCATCTTGCTCAGACAAAACTGCATTCTCAAAGCCTGTTTTATTTATTGCAACAACCACGCCGCTTTTTATTAATGCAAACATTATGAGACCCCTTCTTTTAAATATCCAATAACAAATCTTACCTGGTCATTGCCAAAGTTACTAACCTCAAAGCTTGTAGTACTGCTATGACGTATTGCTGCCCTGTTTCCTTTTTCTGAATGGCTTGTTGCCCTCCAGGTGGTAGGGTAATCTGCTATATGCTCTTTTGTTACTGTTACTGAGTTTACTATGTCTTTAGATATGGCGTTGTTAGACCCTGACAGTACTATTAAATCATACTGACTTTGTGTGTGAGAATTTGGATAGCTATACGTCCCTGCCGTATATTGTCCACTTGCTAATATAACTTCGTAATTACCTGCTAACCCATTGTTTGTTTTAAGAGCTGCGTTATCTAAAATTGCCTGTGCTTGCACAAGTGTTTGCGTTAAGTCTCCACCAGTTCCTGATACTCCTACGCTTTTATTAATAGTGGATTGCAGTTCAATCAATGTCTGAGTTAAATCACCACCAGCGCCAGAAACCCCTACGCTTTTATTTATTAATGATTGTAACTGCACGAGCGTTTGCGCCAACTCTCCCCCAGCGCCACTAACGCCAATCGTCATGTATCGCAACGCATCAAAGTACTGAGAAGCGCCCACCGCGTCAACGTTGCCGTTAGCAGATACGCCTTGAGCGTTTAGTATTGAGCTAAAAAAGCCTGACCAATCATTAAGCCAGTCACGTTCAAAATAAGAACCGTCTGTTGATACTGCGGTTGTTCTGTTTCTAAACGGGCCTTGTGGCTGACCCGCTGTAGGGTTGTCATATCGCCCTGGATATTTTGTGTTTCTTTGTAGTGCCATTTTTAATTTACCTCTATTAGTCCAACGCATTCCGACGACGTATCGCCAGACATTAGTGATTCATTACCTAGCTCAGTTATTCCTATTCCGTCCAAAACACCCCTTAACTTTACGCCTTGCGGTCTTGGTATTATATCCTTTGTTAGTAGCACTCTGTCAATATCGCTTAACCCGTCATAAATTTCTATGGTAACCGTCATATCCTCGCTATCTCGAAGCTTAACATTTTGATTGGACGATAGTATTATTTTAGTTGCCGATATTATAGAGTCAATTGTTGCGTTAGATGTGTTTTTGGCGACCTTAGCTTTAAGAAGCGGCCTAAAATATTGGTCCTCTAAATCTGAGCTATCAGACAAAAATCTAAAAGAGCACTGCGCCTCAGTGTTTCCCGCCTCAACTGTTTCATCTCCGCACTCAAAAACAGGAAAATCAACAGTTCCTATAATACTTCTGTCTATATCAATTACGCGGCCAATAATGTTTAATTGCTCACCAAAATTTGTATCAATATCATAAGACGTTTTTATGTCGCCGTATGCCGTTATAAAATTCTGACCTAAAGTCGGCGTTATATTATACCATTTTACAGCATTTTCTTTATCTCTGTATTGATTATAAACACGAGAATAAGCGAGCGTAGATAAATTAATCATTAAGATGTCACCGTTATATTTCCAGTAGTAAATCTTGATTTTTCATTAAATGCTATTGCTTTAACGGAGCCTCCATTGACTGTGATGCTTGCTGCATAGCTATTGCCGTACGCACCCACTACGCTATTGACAGGCGTAAACAATTGTCCTGCTGATATATCGTTTCCTATTTTAAATCCTCCTGCCCTAAATCCTCCTGTGACGCTTAAATCACCACCGGCAAATGCAATAATAGCAGCAGAAACTAAATCGTCTATATTACTTGGCAAAGAGCCATCATCGACTAATCCAACGTCAATAATTATATCGACAAATAAAGGCCTAGAAAATGTAATATCTTTTTGATTGCCAGTTGTGGAAGATGTGACGGAAACAGTAACGGCGGTGTTTGCTGGGTGCAGCTTTACGCCCGGCGATTTGTCGTTGTAAATTGTTGTTGCAACATCTAAATCAAGTCCACCATCAACAATCGGAGCAATGCTGTGTTTTGGCAAGCCGTTACCGTAAAAGTTATCTGTGCCGGTGTCATTTTCAGGCATGGCAACGTCAATAACATTTAAAGTTGTTAGTAATTTAGATATCATTGTATCAATTTGGTTTTGACCTGATATTGATACACTACGATTACGTCTTGACCGAACTTCTGGATCTGTTTCTGTGTTTGTGCCGGGCGTTGCTATTGCGCTATTTGTAACTGACTGCCAACCGCTAATTGGGTCAACAATAATTGCTATTGCTCCGGCGCTTGCCTCTAAGTTTCCGCTGAGTATGGATGTAGCTGATACTGTGGCAACCCCTGCCGCTATAGTTACGCTTGCGCTAGTCTGCCAACGATAAGCCGATCCAGTTGATTCAACCCTTGAGCCTTTTGGAATTATTGTTCCGTTAGCGCCAGCTATTGATAAAGATACAACTGACGGTGTTCCTAGGTTTCTTGTGTCGCCCGTAGTTAAATATAGTAGCGTGTCTAATTCTGAGTTGCTCGCCTTGTTTGGGTCTTTAGAATTAAACGCCTGTAGTCCAACTTCATCAAGTGTCGCAAATATTTCAGAGTCACTAGCTATTTTTAAGCCGTCTGGGGTCGATGGATCTAAATTCCAGTTTGCATCAATACCAATATATAAGTTTTTCTCTTCTAAAAACCAAGTGTTAGCATTTTTGACAACATAGCCGTTAACCGTTATTTCAGCCATTTATAGAACCTCGTTTATTGTTATGTTGCCAAGTGTTGTTTTAACAGAGCATTTAATTGAAAAACTTCTGTTAATCAAGTCAAAGTCTGAACTGTATTCTAGTATACCACTGACCCCATCAGTTTGCGAAATGCGGCGTCTAATCTCTGCATCAGCAACGCCTAAGGTATTTCCTTTTCCTAGAACATCCTCAAACCATCGAGTACCATCATTTATATTGCGGAAATACTCACCAAAAAATAACTTTAATCGTGTAACAATAGTTTGCGCAATTTCATCAGTGCCAGTTGTAAAGTGCTTTCCGCTCGTTACTATGTCACCTGTTGATGTTAATTTCCTAACCGTCATTGTGGATCTCCCGATGTGGCTGTGACAGGCGTACCGCTGACATTGTAAGTACCTGCCGCGTGTTTGTGGTCGTCGCCTATATTCACGCCGTTATGCGTTAGAGCAGATGATTCAATATTTACATTGCCGGCTTTGATAGCTAGGTCACCGTTATTTTTTAACCAAAAGTAGTTTGTGCCATCTGTAATTCTTACGCCATTATTGTCAAAGTCTGATAGTTTTTTGTTTTGAGAACGATAGCCCGGTGTGAAAAATGCGTCATTAATATCGTGAAACCGCTCAATAGGATTATTAGAAACGCCGCCTTGGTCGCGCCATGCGGTTATGCACCTTTGACTAAATGTAATTATACCCTCGTCACCGGCGTTTAATTCGTGCTCTATTCTATATGTTGAGCTACCGGCAAAATGCACAGTTACCTCTATAATTGGCTGATGCGCTGTTTGCACGCCTTTTTTATCTACGCGCTTTACGCCAACCTGAACTTGTGCCAATTGCGTAGCAGGGTCAAAGCTTAATATTGAACCCGGTATAGTCGTGTTGATAGTTTGCAGCACTTCATTAAGAACTGACTCTATTGCTTGCGTCATTGATATCATACATACCCCGTAATTTTGCTGCTCCAATCGTCCCCGTAGGAGTCGCCAGAATGCTCTATCTTTTGTATATTATACACGCCTAACCCCTGTGATGGCTTTATGCGCTGAAAATATATCTGGCTAAAGTTAAAGTTTTTAAATTCAGACGATATGTTAAAGCGACCGCCTATTTTTATTTTAGGGCTAAGTTTAACATTAACGTCAGCACCGCGCTCTGTAATCTCAGGCGCTCCAATCATTCCGGTGAACTGGCTTACCTCATTTATTACGCCGGGCCTAAATGAATCTTTTTCAACTACTACAAGCCGGTTGTTTTCTATTACCCAATTAAAATTGTTTGCCTTAGATAATGATTTAAGATATTGAACAGGGCTTCCATTCATATTAAAACCATCGTAACTAACGCCTTCAAATTGGCTCTCATCAATTGCAAGCGGATAGCTTAGTGATTCAGCAAGTGCCTCAAGAATATCAACCAGCGGAGAACCCTTGCCAAATTCTTTAACTATTGTCGCCTCTTTTCTATTGATTGCACCACTTAGGCAAATTAATTTTGTAACTCTGTCAGGGCCTTGCTTGCTTTTTAATATGTTGGTTATCTCGCCCCGAAAAATGTAATCAATTGAGCTTTTATAACCTGCTTTAAAATCTATTTTTTGTCCCTGCCTAAATGCTTTTTTCTCTGTGTCAGTACTTAATCCGTAAATTGATATTTCGGCATAAGAAACGTAGCCGCCAAAATCAGACAGCACAGTAAACACCACGCGAAATTGACGACCGCCAGTTTCTTCGATAAAAGTATTTCCGTCCAAATCTATTTGAAACCTTCTGTCGTAATAATCAGACATAATAAACCAGCGTGTTATCTATACCTAAGTTATCAATGGTAGGCTCTAAACCTACAAAAAATATACGCTCAGGTATGTTTGTATATTGCGCTGTTATTTCACAACCCGGCTTTAACTCAACACCGCCAGCTAGTAAAACATTTTCTGAGTAAATATCAGCAACCCAAGCATTAATATAACCGCGCCAGTTAATGCGAAACTCAAGTAAACGTGTTGCAGGTTGATTAAAAAAAGCTTGATGCGAATTTTCAACGCCTCCCTCTATTGGTATTGTTATCATAAAAGCGCTCCTACTGATGCAGCGGTGAACGGTGATGATGTTGAGCCTAAAACCTCGCCCTTTCCAATGTCTGCCGCTGCTTGTGACTGGGACGGGTCGCCAGCATTTAAGTCTCTTATAGCTGGCTGGTTAACTAATATTGTTGTTGATAATAAAGGCAGCTCTTGCATTTCTACAATTAAATCAATGCCGCCCTCGTTTTCTACATCTCGCGTTCTACGTAGTCGAGTGATCACCATATTTTCAAATAGATAATCAACTGAATCAACATCAAAAGGCGTGCGAGAATACATTATGCTAACAAATGTAGATAAAAAATCTTTTGCTCTCGAGTCCTCTGTGCCATCTAAAAATCCGGACGACAAACCCGCAAGTGTTGAACCTAACGGCACTTCATCTAAAAAGTTAGATACAAAGCCACTAGCGTATGATTGCAAATTTTGTGATAGCGGATTGTTTGATACAGAGACGGTCATTACTTGCGTGGCTGGTCTAATTATACCGTGGTCCGATGCGTCTGCGCCTATCTCAATTGGGTATTGTGTATAGTCAACAGAAAACTCTAGTGCATCTTCTATCACAGCGTCAAAAGTTAACCACTCAGAATCCCGCTCAGAGTTTCCTTGCTTGCCTATCCTTAGTGCTTTTTTTGTAAATATAGAAGTTAGCGACATTAATTACCTTCCGTTACTAGTTGAATTATCTTCGACTAACTGTTGATTTTGCTCTTGATTAAATTGCTTAACAATTGCCTTGACTGGTGCGCCATCTAAAAACACTTCGACCTTAACATTTTGTTGCTGCGTTCCATAGTTGCTTGATTGTGATGTGCCCGGTCGATTAGACAAACCGCCGAAGTCAGGAACAAAATCAGATATTGATTTTATTAACTCATCGACACCGCCAAACATTGAGCCGTCAATTAAAAGCGTATCTGCAACGGCTGCTGCTTGGTTGGTATCTTTATTCTCGGCTATAATGGGTGCAATTATTGATTTTGCAACATCGCTAATAGCTATCCCTACGCCAACCAATCCAAGACCTCTAGATAACGCACCTATTCCTCTTAAAGCATTAGCAGAATTTGTTGATATAATCCCTATTCTTCTTCCTGCCGCTGCTAGGCCGCTTAATACTCCGGCCGAACCAAAGCCAGCCAATGCCAAAGATATTCCGCTTATACTGTCAGCCACGGCATTACCAGACAAGGCCGACATTGTTCTTAACACCTCTCGGTTTGCTTCAATCCAGTCATTCATTCCGACCATAATATCAGCAAGACCAGCCGCTATAGGTTCGGCCACTTCATTAGAAAATCCGCCAGCATTAGTCTTTAAGTCTTGCAGCTCATCATTAAAATCTTTAGCGGTATCAGACATCTGCCCAGTAATAGTAGACATGCTTTTTTCGGCAGCTACAGCAGATAAAATACCGGCCCTGCCCTCATCTAATAGTGCAACGCTTGCTTGATCAAAGCCTAAAGCTTCTATAAACTTTTCGCGCTGGCCACCTGAAAGCGTGCTTAATTGGTCAGCAGATATAAGGAAAGAATCAATAGCATCTTTGCCTTTTAAGACCTCGCCAACCTGTCCGGCTATTCCAAGAGGTGCCAATTTACCTAGTAGCTGTGCTTTTTCAAATGGCAGTGTAGCAAGCGCCTTGGATAGGCTTGTTATGTTACCAAGAAAATCACCAGCCGCGCCGCCTGCGTGCTGTTGCGCTCTATCATAAGCGGCTACATCATTAGCGGCAATCCCCCATCTATCAGAGAATTTTGATACCTCGTCAACATCTTTGGCAAAGCTAGAAGCAAGCAGCCCAACGCCAAAAGCGCCAGCCAAAACAGATCCAACTTGTAGAGCTTTGGATTTTAAACCGTCAAGCGAACCCTCTGCGTTTTGCAAAGATGCCTGATCTGTTTGGAAACCGACGCCTATTAATAAGCTGTCTATGACCTGTGCCATTACGTAGCCCTTTGATTAATGGATTTAATGCGCTCGTCTATTGCAATGTTAAACAGTAAGGCGTCGCATAAGTTGTGTGTTCCGTCTCGAAAATCTGAATACTTGCAAAGAGAGCCGCAAACTTCTGGGACTCCCATAGCGGGCCTCATAAAAAACCAATTTACAGGAGACTTTTTTCCTTGCTTCTTACTGCCGCTATTAGTTCCGTAACCTGATTTTCTATAGAGGTAAAAAAATCCGACAGATTCACCATTAGCGCATGACACACAAGCAAGACAAAATGATCAATGTTCCCTTGATAGTCTGCAATATTGACAGCTTTTTCTGCACCTTGCTCGACACAGTGCGGTAGCATTACATCAGACAAATGCTTGATAGTTCCTTTTGGAGCGCCTAATAAAAGACCCTTTAATAAGTTGACATCAATCTCATCTTTCAATGCATTAGCACAGTTGGCAAGTAATCGAGCGCCTATCTCTTCGTAAAGACCAAGCTGCTCAATGCCTGACACCTGCCCAAAATGATAAGTGCGATCATTAACTACAATAACCTTATGCATTAAGCGCCGCCTGTTGAGTCATTGTATTTATTACACTCAATAGTAAACACGTCATCAGTAATTGTTTGACCACCACGGCCAGAACTTTGACGGTTTTTAATCATACCCTCTCGACCAATGCCAGCTTCAAGCGTGCCCAGTTGAGAGTGTGCAATTGTAATTGTTGCGCGTGAAGTCTTAAGCGCAGATATAAAAGCCGAATCAGGCGAACCGGGTTGCAGGTATAAATTAAATACTTGCCCTGGTTCAACTAAATCCAATCGAGCAGCACCGCCGCCCACACCCTTTCGCATAACACCAAGTTCACTTGGGAAGTCATGGTCAAACGGTGGATCGTTTTCGCCCCAATCCGTCAACTGTCGCCCATTAACAATTACAATTAGTTTATCTGTTGAAAAATCGTGAAAAGCCATTTTGTTTGCCTCTTTTAGTAAATAGTCACATCTATAATGACTTTATGGATTGCGCCAGCTCTAAAAATGCGCAGTCTAATCGGCGCAGAAAAACGCTCCGTTCTTTCGCTTGCTGAGATGTCTAAAATATCCTCAGCAACAGTTAGTATTTCATAGCCGCGTGTAAATTCTTCTTGCCCATTGTCAGGGTTTAAATAATTACGCTCACCTAGATATCCGTTGTCAATGTATTGCTCACATGTATCTTTTACATTGTTCAATATTAACTGCTGTCCTGCCAATGTTTGACCAAGTTTTGTCGGCTGATTAGCTACAGCATTAAATGCATTAACTTTCAGCGTGTTGATAAACGCATCAGAGTTAAATACGTCATCAATATACTCAAAATTTGCAGAGTGAGTCAACGAATTAACGTAGCGGTTTTTAACAGCCTGACCTTGCAAATCAATGTCAGAAACGAACCCTGTTTTAACCTGAACATCTAACAAAGCATTTTGCGCAGTAGTTGTAAGTGCAACCGCTGGCGAGTTTGTGATGGTCTTGTATTCGCCGGTGATTGTTGAGTTAGCTAAAGCATAGTTAACTGTCGCAAACCAAGCGAGTATCGGGAAAGCACAATAACGGTCAGCGGGATTGTATGTTGAATGTCCGCGACGATATCCTAACTGCGTCAACTGATAAGAGATACTAGTAGTGTCGCCGGGTACAATTGTCTCTGTATCGAATGCACAGTTAGCAAAGTAAGATTCGTTACTGTTGCACCAAGAAAAGGCGGCAATAGTATCTGTAACATCATCATACAAATCAATAGTGTTTAATGTAATGTACCACCAGAAGCTATCTCGCGCGCGTGCGTATGTATCCACGTAAGAAGCATCAGTATCAGGCTTCACATAGATTCGCAATTGACGGACGTTAGGAGTTGCCCCTAACCACTTATCTGCAGCTTTGTATGCTTCATCAGATGACGTAAAACCATCCGACAAAATAGCTGCTGTGTTTGTATAGTCGCGATACTCATCAACAGCAAGACCAGCGGCAACGCCCTCAGTCTCAGTGATGAATAGAGTAGCAAAACCAAAGTTTGCAAACCCAAGAGCACCCGGCACAAACCGAGTTGTTACTTGAATTATATTGTCTACGCTGTATGACATTTAAAATCCCCTTACGGATTTGGTGAAATTATTGTAATATCGTTTATTATAACATTATTGTCGAAATCTTCTACTTTCACTGGTAGTTGATAAATAGCATTAGTAGTAACAAGCGTTGTCTGCTCGTATGTGATGCGTATTGTAATTTGTGCGCGACTCTCCCATGAATTAGATTGCAGGGCTGTGAGGTCATTTATAGCGTTTGTACCATTCCAACCAGCGTTATTTAAAAACAATAATTCTTGTATATCAGGTCGTTTATTTGATTGAAATAATTGTTCTGCATAGTCGTTAGCGTTGCCACGGTAAAAATTCACGCTTACGTCTGCTATTACCTGCGCGCGTATGTCATGTTGTACCTCTTTGACATTGCCGATCGGACTGGTAACCGGTGCTGTGTTTGTTTTGCGTATAATAGCTTGTCCACGGTGACGCTTAGGCCCCTT